GATTTTAATTTTGATTACCAAGCACCTTATTGGGAAAAGGATGTAATTCATATTTTTAAAAATGGCGCATACAGTGACGGAATATTTTTACAGCACAAGGACAAATATATTTCAAAACGAGAATATGATTATAGATTTTTTACAAATAAAAAAGAAATAGATATTATTGCTTCGACTCCTAAATATTATGAACAAATAACTGTTAGTGATTATGATGATTACGTTACACAACTAACAACAGTTACTAGCGAGTTTGTTTGGATTATACCTAGTGACGTTGAAACAGACTTTACATTTGATTATCAAATACCTTGTTGGGAAAAAGACAACATACATATTTTTAAAAATGGGTTGTACAATGACGGTGTAATGCTACAGCACAAAGACAGATATATTTCTCGAAGAGAGTATGAATTTTGTTGGCATACTAAAAAGAAAGAAATTTCGCACCTGGTTAGTATTCCTAAGCCTTATGATATTGTGTTTATTAGTTACAACGAACCTAATGCTGATAAGCACTACGAGCAATTACTCAAACGCTATCCTAGAGCCAAACGTGTTGACGGAGTAAAAGGCATACATCAAGCACATATTGAAGCTGCTAAGTTATGTACAACAACTATGTTTTGGGTTATTGATGGAGATGCTGAATTATTAGATGAATTTGAGCTTAACTATCAGGTACCTAAGTGGCAAAAGGATAACGTATTTGTCTGGAGAAGTCGTAATCCAATAAACAATTTAGAATATGGTTATGGAGGCGTTAAATTATTTCCTGTAAAAGAAACATTAGCAATGGATGTTACAAAAACAGATATGACAACTAGTATTTCTACTAAATTTAATGCAATGCCTGAAGTAAGTAATATTACAAACTTTGCAACAACAGAATTTAATACGTGGAGATCAGCATTTAGAGAATGCTGTAAATTATCATCAAAAACAATAAGAGGACAAGTAGACAATGAAACAGACGCAAGACTTAAAACTTGGACAACCGTGGGACACGATAGACCATTTGGCAAATATGCTTTGGCAGGCGCTGCCGCTGGTATGGAGTTTGGCCTTTCTAGCGGGGCTGACCTTCGGTTAATAAACAACTTTGAGTGGTTATATGAACAATTTCAGCAAAATACCGTGGAATGATATTACGGAGTTCGGGCAAAAGACCCTATTAGGCACTGAATTATTTACAGTGTCTTGGATTCTTGCGAGATTCTGTAACTATAACTGTTCCTATTGCTGGCCTTACGCTAGATCAAGTACGCCCGATCATCAAGATCTAAGCGTTTATATTAAAACACTTGATGAAATAAAACGTCAAGCAAGAGAAAACGGATTTAAAAACTTTCATTTTAGTTTTTCTGGCGGGGAACCTACTGCTTATAAATACTTTGGAGAGATTATTGATCACTATTGTGATGATAACAATCCTGAGTACCAGAGTATACATATGACTACTAATTTGTCCCCAGGCAGTAAATGGTGGAATAGGTGGTTAGAATCAACAAGCAAACTTCAGCGTAGAAGTATTACTGCAAGTTATCACGCAGAATTTGCAAACGAACAGGAGTTTGGAGATAAATGTCTCCAATTAATGCATAATGAAACATTTGTTACAATCAATCAAGTTATGGTCCCTGAAATGTTTGAAGAGCTTTACGAACGCCTTGAACGATTTGCCGCCAGAGGCATCAGCGTTACTCTCAAGCCCCAGTCCGATCCTACCGCCAGTTTTGTCGTACACGGATATACACAAGACCAAATCCAAAGAATGCAACAAGGATTCCCCCAAGAGTGGAAAGGCGAACAAGTCGCACAAATCCTACTCAAAGATGCCCAAGGAATAGAGTACGAGTTAGATCAAGCAGAACGCTTTAATGCGTTTGGCTTTAACAAGTTCAAAGGATGGTCCTGTAATGCAGGCTACCAAGGATGTGTTATACGTGAAAATGAAGTCAAGCGTAGTTATAGCTGTCACGATGAACCATTGGGCACTTTAGATGGCGGTTTTAAGCTGTTTACAGCGCCAGCACAGTGCATTACACCTTCTTGTGTTAGTAGCGCCGACTCAAAATTACCAAAGGTAAAGAATGTATAATTTAGATCAAATAAGAATAATACACTTTGAAGTTACAAGTAAGTGTCAGGCACGTTGTCCTATGTGTCCTAGAAGACTACAAGGCGGTCCGATGATGCCTTGGGTAGACTTAGAAGAAATTACATTGACACAATTCAAAGAATGGTTTCCAGTTTCGTTTATAAAACAACTTGATAAATTTTATATGTGCGGTAATTTAGGTGATCCTATTATAGCTAAAGATACAGTACCTATATTTGAATATATTAGAAGCCTCAATCCTAAAGTACATTTGCAGATGCATACTAACGGAAGTGCTAGAAATAAAAAGTTTTGGAAAGATCTAGCATACCTAAATGTAATTGTAGTGTTTGGCCTTGATGGTTTAGAGGACACACACAGTAAGTATCGTATCAATACAGACTTTAACAGAATTATTGAAAATGCAAAAACATTTATAAATGCAGGTGGAGAAGCACGTTGGGATATGTTAGTATTTCAGCATAATCAACATCAGACTGAAGAATGTGAAAAACTAGCATACGAGTTAGGATTTAAAGAATTTCAAAAGAAAGATTCTAGTAGATTTAAAGACGGCAAATATATTGTATTGGATGACGCCGGAAAACCAATTGACACATTGTATCCTACCGACCGCAGTGTAAGTTTTATAGAAAAAATCGAGGATGCAAAATCAGAAATAAAACCTACTATTAGTTGTAAAGCAAAAAATGCTAATGAGATGTACATTGGTGCTAACGGAGCAGTTTCTCCGTGCTGTTGGATAGATTTAGAATGGCTTCCGCCAGTAAGCAATGAGCGCATTGATTATATGGGGAAAATAGGAAAGTTTCCTAACCTTCGAACTACAAGTTTAGAAGAGATATTTAATTCTGATTATTTTACTCAAATAGAAAATACTTGGTCGTCAAGTTGTTTAGAAACTTGTAAAAAACAGTGCGGTAAGTTTGATAAACTAGGAGCTCAATTTGAAAGTTGATATACAAGACGTATTATTTTGGATGGATGCTATTCGTAATAGCGAGGATAGGTATCGTACCCTTGAGAGCTTTTGGAAAGGGCAAGTAAACAGCAAAGTATGGCTAGCTGAACAACTACTAGGATTTGTACCGGTTAAACCGTTAAATATCGTCATATACGGTGGTTGGAACGGAGTTTTAGCAAGTATACTGTTTAATTCTAAAATTAGCATACAACGCATTACAAGCGTAGATATAGACCCATTATGCGAAAATATAGCATATACAATTAATAAACGTTATGAGATGCAAGGAAAATTTAGCGCAATTACAGCAGATATGTGCGATTTTAAAACAGATGCCGATGTTGTAATAAACACAAGTTGTGAGCATATAACACAAGAACAGTATGAGCGATGGTTGTCTAATCAGCCAGGCGATGCAGTTTTTGTACTTCAAAGTAATAATTATTTCGACCTAGACGAACACATTCGTTGTTCTATAGATTTAACTGACTTTACAAAGATGAGCAAAATTAAGCCGTACTTTAGAGGAACCTTTCCTACATCTAAGTACGAGCGTTATATGCTTATAGGAAAAAAGAAATGAGCGAAACTTTTTGTCCATTACCTTGGATACATTTAGCAACTCGTCCTAATGGAGATGTACGAGTGTGTTGTACTGCTAACGCTAGTGGTGCTGGTACTACAGACGACAAAGAAGTAGGAATTGTTAAAAAAGATGGCGTTAATATGAATTTACGTGATCATACTATTGAAGAAGTTTTTAATAGTCGCCAAATGCGTAATACACGACTAGAGATGTTGCGTGGAGAAATTCCTGCAAGTTGTCGTAAGTGTTTTGAAGAAGAAAGTAAGGGAATTAAAAGTAAACGCAACTGGGAAACAGAAGTATGGAGCAAGCGATTAGACATTGATAGCATTGTATTGCAAACTAAAAGAGACGGTACTGTGCCGCCAAATATTCCTTACTTTGATTTGCGCCTAGGTAATATGTGTAATTTAAAATGTATTATGTGTAGTCCTCACGACAGCTCAAGTTGGATTAAGGATTGGAAACTTCAATATCCTAAATATAAAAATAAAGATTTAAAACAAGATCAAGGATGGGATCCTAGCTTTGATTACGCCTGGTATAAGAAAAGTATGTTTCTTAATTCAGTTAAGGGACAAGCACAAAATATTAAAGAACTATACTTTGCCGGCGGCGAACCTTTAATGATACCAGAACATTATACTATATTAGAATTTATGGTAGCAGAAGGCCACGCAAAGAAATGTGTATTACGTTATAACTCAAACGGCACTGATATAAGTGATAAACTGTTAGACTTATGGAAGCATTTTAAGGAAGTCAAATTTAACTTTAGTATTGATGCAGTAGGCGAAAAAAATGATTACATTCGCTATCCTAGTAACTGGGATAGTTTAGTTTCTAATATGCACAAGTTAGATAACACTAATAAAAATGTTACAGTTAATATGGCTTGTGCAGTTCAGCTATTAAATGTAGGCAGTTTAGTAGAACTAGCAGAATGGAAAATAGATCAAAACTTTAAAAAAATAAATGCTGCACCTTACGGAGCAGGTGTTATAGGGTTACATTTAGTTTATTTGCCTAGCTATTTAAATATAAAAGTGCTACCCAAAGATATCAAGAAACAGGTGTCACATTCTATAAGTACATTTGCTAATTCATACAACACAAAAGAGTTTATTAATAACAAATATGGTAAACAACGTTGGCTAGGTCTTGTTGATTATATGAATAGTGAGGACTGGTCACATAAACTTTCAGCCGCAGTAGAATACTTAGAAATAAGTGATAGTAACAGAGATTTAAATTTTAGAGAAACGTTTGAAGAATTGAGGAATATATGACCCCGGAAGAAATTGAAAGAGGATTACGTTGGCAAAGCCTTGTTAACTTAGGTAATCAAGTTAAATTAAAATGGCAGATTGATCATTATGCTGTACAACAGCAATTAGAACAGTTCAAAGACAATTGGTGTCCGTATAATGCAAAAAAAGATACACACAATAATAGATGGGGTTTACCTGTAACAAGCCATACTGGCGATGTAATGGACAATTATCATTTGAATAGCTTTGGACATATGCAACGTTATCACGATGTTGAAATGAAAGAAGAAAACTTTAATACACCAACTGAGGTGTATCATAAGATTCCAGAGATAGCAAAACTAGTAGACGTATTTGCGCCTGACATTGGTCGTGTGCATTTAGTACGGGTTGATCAAGGAGGATTTTTCCCTCCGCATAGAGATTTTCACGGAGTAAGTCCAGAATATTTTAGACTTTTAGTTGTGTTTGGAAATTGTAGTCCTGAAAACTATGTGCAGCTGATAGACGGGAAGCCGTTATATCCAGAGCCAGGATCAGTGTACTTTACGAATTTTCAATTAGATCATAGTGTTTTTAGTTTTAGTAATAATTTGTATAGTTTAATTTTAACCGTAAAACTAAATGAACGTACACAAAATCTTATTTTAAAAAACACAATGTCGGAATGAAGCTAACTTATCAAAATGCAGAAAAAGAAAATTGGTTTCTTGTTAGTTGGACATTAAGTAACAAGTGCAACTATCGTTGCGACTATTGTCCTAGTTTCTTACACGATGGTTCTAGTGGTTGGCCTAACAAAGACGATGTGATTAATTTTGTAAAGACTTTTGATTTACCGGGTAAAGAAGTTTGCTATAGAATAACAGGTGGTGAACCTACATATTGGAAGCACTTTACTGAGTTTGCAAAAACAGTTAAACAACAAGGACATTCATTTAGTTTCCTTACTAACGGTAGTCAAAGCGTAGATTACTACAAAGAGATAAGTCAGTGGAGCGATGGTATAATAATTAGTTATCATCCTAAGTATGCAGACATACAGCATATTGCAGACGTAGCAAACGCTATAGACTGCCCTGTAGCTTTGAATTTAATGATGGTACCAGAACACTTTGCTGAACAAGAAAGCGTTGCAGAACGCTTATATGCGCTTACAGACGCCCTTGCAATATGGCCTAAAGTAATTGTAGACAAGACAAGTGTAGATCACGTAACTAACAAAGTTAGTTCATACACACAAGAACAGCAAGACATAATAAGCAACTGGCCTTATTTTAGGAAGTTAGACGATAATAAATTACATCGTGGAGAAATTATGCTCGACGATGAGGTAGTGACAGCAAATGACTTAATTGTTAAAGAACTTAACAATCACTATGGTTGGACTTGTTGGGCTGGCTTGCATATGATAAAGATTGATATGTATGGAGACATATATCGTGCAGAATGTGAACAAGGTGGCAAGTTAGGAACAATTAGTAATTACACTATGCCTACTGCGCCTATCACTTGTGGCAAGACAACGTGTGCTTGTTTAAGTGATATCTATTTGCGAAAGCAAATTTAAGTCTGCGTCAAACTGAAAAATCTTATGGTCTTTATTTTTTAAATTGTATCCTATTACACACATCATATTATTATAAACAATAGGTCTTCCTAGAAGCCAATCTTTCATATACAATTCTTTTTCTATATCACCTTGTTTTGATATTTTTAGTATTGGACAAGAAGGTGTGCCTGCCGGAAAAAAATATGCTGAACTGTTGTATTCTATGCCTGTTCTAAATCTATATTTGCCACCAAACTTTAATCCAATATCGAACTGATAACTTTGCTTAGTTTTTGTGTCAAACACAAGCCCCCAATTGCTATCGTCATTATAATCTTCACCGTAGGGCAATGCTATGATTGTGTCGTCTACTAAAACACCTGTGTTGTATTTTTTAGCAAAGTCGTGTCCATCGATTGTATGCAACTTGTAAGTTTTAGTGTCTGTGTTAAATTCTACAATTTCATTTAGACCAGCAGTTTCTCCAAACGGTAATGCATAAAGCGTATTGTCTTTAACAATGATGTCTGTATATTTGCGTGTAATTGAATCGTCAATACCTTTGATTTCGTGTGTAACAATTTCTTTACCGTTAAATTCTAGTAATGTGTTGTATCCAGGATCATCACCTCTAGGCATACTCCAAAAACTGCCATTACAATAAACAGTACCCATATGTAGTTTTTTACCTTTTGTAGGTAATGGATATGATGTTACTTTACTGTTCTTGATGTGTAGTCCGATGTTAGTATCTTGATAACCTAATGGAAAACTAAACCCTTCATCTCCGTTAGAAGCTAGGTTATAAAATTGTCCTTTGCCGCCGAATGATAGTTTATGTAATTTAATTTTGTTAAGATCAAGTTCTACGACAAAGTTTAAATCATCATAAATGCCGTAAGGCACCATCCATATGTTTCCACCGATTAATTCACAAGTGTTAGTTTTACTTGTTGCCGGCGGCAGATCTAAAAATACATCTAAATTTAATTTTGTATCACCTTTGACAATGTACTTAAACCAAGTATAGTCTTTGCACAACTCAGTAGCAAACGGTGGCGATACTAACACACCATTTATATCTTGCAAAATTAAATGCTTAATTTCTGCTTCTTTATACCAGTCTTCGAATGCTTTATATGTCATTTAAGTCTATTGTTGTAACAACTTCTTCTTTAATAGTATCAAAAATTAGGACAGTTTGAAAACTTTCACTTTCGCCGTATGGGAACGCATATATGATATCGTTAACAATAACACACTGGTTATATTTTTCAATAGTTGTGCTATCAGTAAAGTATTCACCGACATCTATAGTATAACTAGAATCGTCTGCTGTGTCAATCACTAATATTTCTGCTAGGTCGCCTTGGCTTTTCCAAGTTTCTTCTGGCTCACAAACACAACCGCCTCTAGGAATATAATATATTTTTCCTTGACTATTTTCTGCTCCTGCAAAATACTTTTTACTTTCTTTACCTATACCTAAGTCTTTTGTGTACCACGTGTCGTTGATAGCATCAACAATTAGCATCTCACTCCAGTCTTCTTCGTGTCCTGCCGGAGGGAAATATATCTTGTTGTTACTTGCAACCGTATGTGAATAATACTTTCTGCTAGTGCCCTTAATACCAGTTTTTTCAAATGTCCAACCATTGTTGTACTTTGCAAGAATATCAAAATCTTCGTGTTCGCTATAAGGCGGCGCCCAAAGTTTTTCGTTTACTTTTGCAAGTGTTGTAAATTTTTTATTGCAGTGCCTCTGTTTATCGTAGTCTATCCATTGATTAGATAAGTCGGTGAGTGAGTATGTTTCCATATCGCAATCAAACTCAATAGCATAGTTAAAATGCTTGTCTAAGTTTTCTCCTCTAGGTAGGCCGTAAATAGTATTTCCTACGAGTTGTGTTTGGTGCCACTTCTTTTCATCGTCTGGTAGGATACGCAATTCAATTTGCTTAACCCATTTTGCATCCATATCAAATATTAATGCGTAACTGTATGGAGAGTGTTCACCGTAAGGTAGTGCATATATTTTATTTTTATATATGTGTCCTTGAATGTATTTGCCTTGGCCGTCTATAGGAACCTCAATGTATTGTATACTATTATCGTTGGTATCTAATACTAAAATATTTTTCTCGTTGTAAGGTAAGAAATAAATGAAGTTACGGTGTACAATACCTTTTTGCCACTTTTCTGTGGACTTATCTACATCTAGTTTAATCTTTTCAATAACATATGTTTTAGGATTAACCACTAGCATATAATCTAAACTTTCGTTTAGTCCATAAGGCGGAATGTAAATTAGTCCATTAGGGCCTACAGTAGGGTAACTAAATGCTTGCGGGGTCAAATAACTCTCCAAATGCTGATTGCAAATCTGCTTTTAATTTTGTGTGTATAGATTTAGAATCGTAAATTCCAACATTATCCCAATCAACCATACGCATAGTATCACCGTCAACTATGATATTACTTAATACCCAATCACCGTGTGCATACGGTAGTGTGTTGTTTATTTGATCTATACAAAATTTACATACCTCATCACGGAACTGTGGAGTATGTTTTAATTTACTTGCAGGTAGTCCTACGTATCTAGTAAAGTCGATAAAGTTTTCACCTACATATTTAACATAGCCCGGTTGTACTTTATCTAGTATCTCGGCGTGTTGTTGCATCCACTTAGAATCTTTGTCATACCAATACTTTCTAATGGTGTCACTATCTTTTAAAAATACAGCACGTTTCTTTTGTATATTTTCTTTAATTAATTCCATAGTCTTGTGCTACTTCGGGCAAGTAGTCCTTTATGCTAATATTTCTAAAGCTATCAAGTCTTGTGATAACATCTACAAACTTTTTTCGTTGTTCTGGGTCTTGTGCTTTATTAATATTTAAGTAATTAGGATTTTCTAAAATGTTTAAGTGAACCTCTACGTTATTTTGTTTTGCCCAGTTGTATACCTCGTCCATATACGGCTCGTTTAGTACACTGACTGTAGGTGTGATACTCACTCTACAATAATCTTTGTACTTGTTAAAGTTTGTTTCAACAGTATTCCAATTACTTCCGTATCTAATATATTCTGCACGTTTTCCGATAGCATCGATACTAATCGCCATATTAACTACATCGAAGCGTTTTAATAATTTTTCTAGTTTAGGATTGTAAATTGTACCGTTAGTATTAAATCGTATTGCTACATTGCTATCTAAACGTTCTAATAGCATAGGTAAGTGTTTAACCATCATAGGTTCACCGCCGGTTAGGTAAACTTCTTTTAGTGGATACTTGACTAATTGTTCAATCGCTGTTTCGCTTGCCCAATTAAAGTTAGGAATTTCTAATACATTATTAACAGGAATAATTCCTTGTTTTTGCATTTCTATTGCTTCTTCTGCAATACTGCTGCTAGAACCTTCCCAACAACTTACACATTTTAAATTACAACTATTGCCAAATCGTAAATCTAAATGACTTAATCCAGGTCCTAAATCAGCCTGTGATCTTTTGCTAGGAAATCCTTGTGCTTCTTTATTTGCACAAGTTCTACACGCATCTGGCCAAACGCCCTTTGCAAAACTTTCTACGGCATCTTTATGCGTGTTACTGTTTAACCAATCTTCTATAGTGTGTGTTTTAATATTTTCTTGATTATTAGTTTCTAGACTTATACAGCACAATCTATACTGTCCGTCTGCTCTAATGCAAACCTGATGATCTAAAAACTGGCAATTCATTCCTAACAATAACCTT